TTACCGTGACACCGGCGCCAAAACATCAACCTGAAAACCGATGTTTTTCAAACAAGAAACAACAGCATCCAACGTCATGAAGTCGCGGCGCACCAACTCGCGAGCATCCACCAGATAGCCCGAATTCATGCCCGCAAAAATCATGATGTTCCAGCCGTAATTCTTCGGGCCGCGCTCGATGCGGTAATTAGTGAGAACGCCAAGCGAAAAATCACGCTTCGCCTGTGCCATAGTCCAATCAGTCATTTTTGTACCCCTTTCAATAAGATAAAACGATATTAACAGAAAGCCGTTTTTGTTGCAACATATTTATATTTTTGTTTTGCCCTTGCAATTCGCATCCAGTCCTATATAATGGCGTTACTAGAAACGTTTCTAGTAACATTTAAAAGGAAAAGCCATGCAACAACTACCCGACCACATCGAAGATGTAATCGAAAGCCCGACCAATCCCGACAAGGTGCTAACCGATGACGCGCTTGCAGCTGGCGGACTGGTGAAGGTCAACGCATTCATGCGCACCAAATCCAGCGCCGGAGCCTTGCGAGTACAGAAGCATCGAGACAAAAAGGAAGCGGAGGGAGTAAAGCAAATCAACGTGCAGGCCAGCGAGGAAGCCCGCCAAGCGATCAAGACCATAGCAGCCAGAACAGGGAAAGGGGAGAAGCTAGAAAACGTGCTGGCGGAGCTTGTAGGCGACCGGCTGACCAATGAGGAAAAGCAGACTATTGCCATCGGCCAACAGGTTAAAGCGCTGACCGGATGGCGGAAGAAAATAGCAAGGGCAATCAGGATCAACATTTGAACCGGCCAGCCGATCCAGTTTTTACCGAAGTGCTAGGAGCGCGAGGCCGTGGCGGTCGATCATCACCAGCATCAGCCGCCACGCCCTCGATGCCGCAAATATCTTTTTCAGTCAGCATCCGAACCACGAAGCACACCGCCTTTGCGACCACGTAAAGACCGGCCAGACCAGCAGAAACAGAGAGAACGGCACCAATCACGGTGCCGAACTGGAAAGCGGCAAGGAAGCCGCTCATATCAGGTGCCGCCATAAAACCCCCTTAGATTTTCGTGAGCTGCAACAGCAGCAAGATTTCAGTTTTTGATTTCGTGTCCGACTTGGAGCGCAAAAAATCCGGCAAGAACGGAAGCCCGGTAGAACTGGCCGTGTCTTTGTCTTCAGTCAATCCGCCCAGCATAATCAAATCGCCGTCAGCCATCGAAACCGAGGTATCCAGCTGGCGCTTCGTGAGGGTAGGGGAAGAGTTCACGCCGGTGGTTGTAGTAATGAAAAAACTGGTTTGTTGAGTCAAATCCACATCGACAACAGAATCCCGAACCTTTGGCGTTATCTGGAATATCACACCGGAGCTTTGATAACTGACCGACTGGACAGCTTGGCCAGCCCCTTGCGGATATGACACAGAGCCGAGAACCGGCACATCCTGACCCACCACGAAACGAGCCTGAGCGCCAGAACGAACGCGCGCAGAAGGCGAGGAAACGACCTTGAAGCGATTATCAGAATTGAGCGCAGATATGACGGCGTTCCAGTTCGCACCAGTGAACGAAAGAACGGAATCAAGCGGAGCAGCTGGGCGAAGCTTCAAGCCGACCGTAGTACTACCGCGCAAGACGGAAGCGGCCACGGAAAAAGCATTGCCGTCAGTGCTGCCGGTGTTGACCTCATAAATCACGCCGCGCACCAGCACCTCACCGCTAGAAACGTCCACCTGGGCAAGCAGTTTTTGCAACTTCGCGACCTCGCCAGCGGAGCCACTAAAAACCAAAGTATCAGACGATCTATCAATCTGAGCCGCCGCCGATCCAGCCGGGACGTTAGCGGTTGCCGCCTTATCACCTGGTGCAGCCTGTACCATTTTCTTTGCCGTGAATTGCCCCTTGAAAAGAGGGCTAAGCAGATCCACAAGATAGGAGCCGTCGCGGTACTTTGGCCGATAAACAAAAGAATCCTTTTCAACTTCCGGCGCGGCATCAGCAGCAGGCTTAGAGCGCACGAAATCCACACCGGCCACCTTATCCACCCGATAGCCGAGCGAATCAAGGAAGGCCGCTAGAAACACGTCCAAACGCCCTTTTGCACTATCGAAGCGGAACGACATAGGCCGCACATCGGCCAGCACAGCAGGATCAAGAACATAAGGCGTTTTCAGCGCATCGGAATAAATCACGCGCACCACCTGGGACACCGGCAAACCGTCCAGCTGAAACTTCACCGGCTCAGCCGATGCGAAGCACGAGAAAAATAACGCGATCATGCAGATAATAATTTTCACTTTGCGCCCCCAAAAACAGACTTGGCCGGTGAGCCTGAAAAAGTTGTAACCCGCTGGCCGTCAACGCGACCAGTCAACTCAATACCATCGAAAGAATACTGAGAAGCTGGCTCAGGACGCACACGGCCATCAGGATCAACCAGCAAGATCGTGCCGCGACCGTTCACCTCTACCCGACCAGCGACACGCCACACAGGAGAAAAAACAACAGCAGGTTGAGCAGGTAAAGAAGAAGCACCCCCAGCAGGTTGAGCAGCTGCGACCGCAGCAGGTTTTGACACATCCACCGGATGGAAAAAATGCCAGACATTACGCACGGCAAACACGGCCACAACAACAGCGAGGCCGAGCTTTATCCAAAGCCATTTATTGGAAAAAATATTCTGCCGGGAATCGGCGTTAACCATCACGCCATCAGCGCCGCCTTTGAAGCTGGAATATAGGGGGAAAACCTTCTTGTCATACTTGCGCACCCATGTACCAATCAGCGTGCCCTTAACCATCTTGGAACCTTCCCACATTTGGATACTGTAGATGTTCGTCATGCCCAGGGAAACTTTCTTGTGAGTGCGGAAAGAAAAAGCCACCACGTTTTTAACGAAGCGGTGAAGAGTTCCCATATCCTGAATCATCAACACCAAGTCACAAGCGACACCGGTTTTTTCATCGGTAAAATGGCCATGTTCGAGAAAGAAAGATTTGTGGTTTTTGTGCAGCTTGTTATCAGTTCCCCAGAAGCGCCACGCTTCATCAATAGCGACCAGATCGCCGGGCTGAACGATGGTATCCGTATGCGATGTTTTTTCATCATCGTAATACGGAAAAAACTTCTCGCTGAAAACGTCCTCACTCGTGACGTGAACAACATGGCCGAGCGTATCGATATCAAGCTTGAATTTTTCCGCGACAAACGCGCGCACCAAGTCGTTACTGATGCCGTCAACGTTAGTAACCACACGGCGACCCTTTGCAATAGCTTCGCAAATCGGATTACTCACTACCTCAAAAGATTTTCCAGACCGTTGAAGGCCCGTATAAACGTTAATTGGCATCGCGGCGACCCCTTGCCCAGCTCACAAAACACGACCACACCTGAGCAACGATAAAAACCGAAAACACGCCCACGCCTACGCCAAGAAAGAACGACGCTGTTGATACTGCATCAAGCGCCTGCACCAATTCGGCACCATGACCAGGAACCGCTTTTTCCGCTTCCTGCAGCAAGTTTGGAACAAATGAAAGTAGAGCCATGATATTAAATCCCTCAAAAGAAAACGCCCTTGATGTTATAACCAAAGGCGTTTTTTATCAATACATTTTTTGCGTTTCGTTAAAACATTAGCCGATTACTGGTATGCGGCGAATCATAAAACGAGTTACCCAGGCACTCAGCAAAATGGGAATGCCAAGCGACACATTAAACAGATCGAGAAAGTACCAGACACCCGCAGGAATGCCGCCGAGCGCACCAGACAAAGACGCGGACGAAGGCAGGAGCGTGGACAGTATCGAAGTGAATTCAGTCGTGACAAAGAACAGGCCAAAGAACAGCACGAACTTGACTATCACCGATTTGAAGATGAACCCAAGAACGGTATTTAAAGCACTAAGAACAATTCCAAACATGTGACCCCCTACGCGGCAAGAATGATGAACAGCGCTATCACTACCCAAACGAAGGCCATGACAGCGTACAGAGTCGGTCTAATCGTTTCCAACAAGGTGCAATGCCCATCCAACACCAAAGTATTGCCAAACAGCGTCATGGATGGATTGGGACACGTTGAAGAATGCGAAGGAACAACGAAGTTTTTCAAGTCAGGCATCAGGCCGGTTATCGGCGCAATGATGCTTGCGGCCGTTGGCGTTGATTCAAGCGAAGGCGCACCGACACCCGGATCAGTTCCGAGACTGATATTCGGCACACCGCTGGCCGGATCTGTACCAGGTATGGCATTAGGGTTTGGCGTTGGGTTTGTAATCGGCACTTGTCCGGTTACCGGATCAACCGCAGGACTCAAATAATCGTTGAGCGTTGGAACAAGCGTTGGGTTTTGCACCTTCCAGCTGGACACGTCAGCCGGTGTAATCGGATTGTTCGCATCATACGGAAGCCCATCAAAGCCCGGTTGAGCCGAAGCCGTGCGCCACATACGGTTTACAGCATCAGCAAGCGCCTGATCAGTGAGCGGCTTATTCACTTCAGCTTGTGGCAAGTCAGCAACTACATCAGGAATCGGCTTCATTGCTGGCGTGTAAGAAGGAGAAATCACCAGCCCCGGCGTTCCGTTTTCCCAGTATTCATAAACACCTTTCGCCTGTGTCGAATCAACCCACTGACTCCACGGAGTTGACCAATAACCGCCTTGACCATAATTAGGCATAGCAGCAGGAACCAACGAAGACCCGGGACCAGTAATAACGAAAGGCCAAGGCTGCGCCGGTGCGCCCTGGTACGCCCAAATTTTTCTATATGTGCCGTTCGGCTGAATGTAATACTTCACGTTGCCCGCGCCAGCATCAGCAAAAACTTCGGAATAAGTTGAAGGCATAGTGCCAACAGTTCCCGAACCCATACCAGTACCCGAAACCTGAGCCGTGCTATCTGGCCCCCACAGCCAATCAATGGCCGCACCAACTACCAGGGGAACAGCAACCGCGCCGACCGCATAAATACCAGCAGAAGCCAAAATAACAGGCCACGAAGCCCCTACAGCGACCCCAGCGGCCACAGTAGTCACCGCAGCACCTACCGCGCTAATCGTCGCATCATATCGTGGATCATTAGCGGCAAAACCACGCTGTTGAACCTTCGCGCCGATCAGTGAGCCAGTAGCTTGCCCGACCTTAGGAGAAAATGCAGGAACAGCCGCCGCAAAGGTTTGCAGAGGCATCAATAAAATCAGAATAAGAACAAGGGCGCGTTTCATTTTAACCCCTCAATCACCGCCCATGCGGAGAACAGACCCCATGCAAAGATGAACAAGTACCACAGATCATTTGAAGACATTTCGCACCCCTGAAATAAAAAAAGGGGAGGGCTTAGAGCCGCTCCCCGACTTGCTACGGTGTCGGTTTAGCGACCCCTGAGCATAGCCAGACCGATACTCGCGCCCTTGATAGCCACGTACACAACAGCCAACATGCCAGCGATCGACAGAACGGCAACAGTCACGGTGCCGAAGTCAACAGCGGAAGTCAGCGGAGCCAGATCAGGACCGAGAGCGAAAGCAGAGGCAGACGCAACAGTAGCAACAACACCAGCAATGAGTTTCTTCAACATGGTAAAGCTCCTTTTGTAAAACACCGGGAATCTGCCCGGACAGCCCAACAAATCACCCGCGACCGCGAATGAAATTCAATATCGTGCCGGAGCTCTTTGATACGAAATAAAGCGACAGCACGAAGGTAAAAGCTAACGACCACAGACCAGCGGCATAAACATAATCGAATGGTGCAGTGGATGCGTCAATGTTCGCAGCTTGGGCAACGTCCAAAACATAGCCCTGCACGGTTCCGATTGCCATCCCAGCAGGACACGGAACCTGAGGGAATGCGGAAGCAACGCAGACAAAGAGGGTTTGGACGGTACCCGCAGCCACTTTATGCAGCCTTTTTGGCGGTTTCAGCTTCGAAGATTTTCGGAGCGGAAACGAACTTGAAAGCAACCACAGTCAGAGCGGCAGCATTAGCCTTGCCCGGACGCGAACGCAATTCAAGATCGAAGAGAGCAGGCAAAGGCTGTTTTTTCAGAGACTCGAAAATTTCGGGAGTGGTCAGCAACTTGATAGGCTTAGAACCGACTTCTGTTTCGGTATTTTCGCGGTAGTCGGAGCAATACCAGACTTGGTAAAGCTCGTTAATTTCGCCGGTTTTTTCATCGGCAATGGTGTAGTGGTCAGCAGACAGAATCAATGCGCGTTCAGACATGGTAAAACTCCTTTAACATTACACTCGCGATTTTCAAAGAAGGATGGGCTACGAGTCAAACCCCCTTGACAAGCACAATACGGAAACAGGAAATACCCGTCAAGCAGTATTTACACTTTTTTTTAATGAGGGCTACAATCAGGCCATGAACACTATCCCCCCTTTGAAAACCGTCCAGTGGCTTGACCTGGTTAAAACATCGACCGGCGCAAAGACCGATGCAGAGCTTGCGCGCCATCTGGGCGTTAAAAAGTAGACCATCAGCAGCCAAAAACTAGGCCACCACACCCAAGAACCATTGCAGGCACTACGCACCGCCCGCCTGTTAGAGCTTTGCCCCATCGTGGTCATCGCCGCCGCGTGTTGGGAGCGCGCAAAGGATGAAAGCGTAAAGCTAGAATGGGCACTCGTCTACCACCGCAACGGGGGCGGGCTTATGGAAGCGCACGCGCAAACAAGCAAGATAGCGATCCACTGCGACAGCCCCGCCGCCACGTGCGAGTTCAAGAAGGATTCCGCGATCAGCTGACCGCAGGACATTACGCCAATCTTCCCAGCTGATTTGTGCCAAAACGATTGCGTCATCATCCTGCTTATCCGCGATCTGTTCATCGCTAATTTCCTCGATTCTGAAAATACCTTTCAGGCCTTGCGACCAATACAACTGGACTTTTCCGGCAAATGCAATGGCATACTCGCGGAACAGCGAGGCGGAATATTTGCAGCCTGATTCAGCGAACGACCGGAGCAAATCAAAAGGCGTTTTTCCTTTCGCGTCGCGGCTCTTTTTGACGTGCGCTTTTGCCATTTCCTTGCCGACTTCCCAACGCGGCTCTGTACCAAACTTGGCGATGTAATCAGCGGCAGATTCTGCCCCCTGGACATTCACACCGTACTTGCGGGAAGGTGCATTGAAACCCGCGCCCAGCGCCGTGACTTTCCAGACTTTGAACAGCGCCGTTTCCAACAGCTTCATGGCCGTTTTATTCAGCGGTTTTTCGATAAACCAAATTTCATGCAAGTGAGGATGCCAGCCGTTAGCCTCACCGTGTGTCACTTCCAGCGCCCTGATGCGGCCAATATAGCCCAACGCTTCGCGGACTTTTTTATACTGGCGATGGTTGATGTAACGATTCCACGCCACATCAAGCAACTTGCTCAACAACACACGCAGATCGTCGGCGCAGCCATGCGGAAAAGTATTTGTGACGAACAGCACACCATGACCCTGTTCAAGCCAAGTATCGACGGCATGACGCACTTCCAGCTTGCGCACTTCGCTGACCCGCGTTGCGCAGATTTTGCAATGCCAGACAGAACCGCATGTCTGAAGACCGCCAAAGCGCACAGAATCGACCGCGACCGATTGAAGGATGCTTACCCCACCCGAACCGCTGGCGGCATTCCTGAGGCAGTTACAGACGCGGTAGCGTGGCACTTGCGCGCCCTCCTTGCCCTCCTTGGTGATTGCCTTCAAGATTTCACGGGCTGCGCCCTGCAATGCGAACGATTCCAGCCGAGCCGTGGCAGGGTCAAAATCGGCCTCAAATTCCAT